TTATCGGGCTTCTTGGTAATTACATCGACGTCGAAACGATGGTCGGATAATGCCAGCCAGTTCGATCTTAACTAGCGTTCGCACTCCACTGAAGACAGCCATCGCGGGAGTAGCGGCTAACGTCTACGACTCAGTTCCAGAAGCTCCGATCGTTCCATTCGCAGCGATCACTCCGAACGCACCTTACTTGCAGCCTAACTTCTTGGGTAAAGGGAACGTAAAAGTCAAAGTAAATTTAGTTATGACCGTGGGAGTCGCGGTCTACGATAATCAGAGCGCACTCGATAACATCGAGAAGCTTGCTATTAGCATTCTGGCGGCTATTCCGTCAGGGTACGAAGTCGGAGACGTATCGAATCCGATTAACGTCACTGTAGGAGCTTCGGAGATTCTCGCACTAGAGATCCAACTAGCCACCTACTACACACAAACTAACTAAGGAGAAACAATGGCCACGACCGTCATTACTGGACGCGATCTCGCTATGACGATCGCGACTAAGAACTACGACGAACAGGCGACAAGCGCAACGCTTACAGCCGACGTCACTATCGAAACCTATAACACGCTTTACTCGAAGGCTTATAAGTCGATCGATTCACAATGGACGTTCGACGTCGAAATGCTTGCCGACTGGGGCGCAGCAGATTCACTCTGCGAAGCTCTATGGTCAGCGGCAGAGACAGCACCTAACACAGCTCTAGCTGTATCGCTCACAGCTGTTACAGGCGCAGTCTTCGCGTTTAACGTTCTTCCAGTGTTCCCAAGCGTGGGCGGCACATCGCCAGACGCTCAGACTGTTAGCATGAGCTTTACAGTTATCGGCGCACCTACAGAGACATTCAGCTAAAAATAAGAATCGGGAGCAAGAATGAAAATCGAACTAGAAGTAACTTACCTATCTGGAGAAGTATCTACCTACGTGGCAGCTAATCCAGAATGGGTAAAGTGGGAACGAAAGTTTAACGTAACAGTAAACGAAGCAGATTCTAAACTAGGACTCGAAGGGCTTAACTTCTTGGCTTATCACGCTATGAAGCGCGAAGCAGCGGGAAATCCCGTTAAGCCTTTCGAGATCTGGGTAGAAACTGTAGAAGCAATTAACAGTAAGAAGTCAGACCCAAAAGCTGGCCCGTCGGAAGCTTAAATCGCACTCTCATAGAGTTAGCGATCGCGACTCGGATTCCGATGAGCGAATGGCAGACGACGGAAGACATTCTTACAGCGATCGAGATTCTGGAGAGGCAGAATGGCAGACATTAAAGGCCGCGGCACTTATGCCATTACTGTCGATCCTTATGAATTTAAGAATCTTCTTGGACTTCTTGGATCATTTCCCGCGGAGTATCAGCAACTCGTAAGAGATCGCGCGCAGCCTATGTCTCAAAGATTAGCGGGCCAGCTTATGATGAGCGGCCTATCTGCTCCAGCTCCGCAAACTAAGCTAGTGGTAAGTTCCATTAAAACTCCACGCGATCGTCTTATTCGTGTCGACATCGGCGGCCCTAAGAAGGTCGGTCGTCCTTATGGCGGCGAAGCTTCTAAGAGTGGCAAGGGAGCTAAAGTTCGTCGACAAGCTGCGCCAGCTGGCGCGCTGTTATGGGGAACGGAATACGGATCTCATGGCGGAACAGATTCCATCGGTCGCGTATTTACTAATCGCTTTAAGACACCTTATAACAAGCGAGGCTACTGGATCGCTCCAGCGGTAGACTTCTACGTTCCAGTCGTAGCGCGAGAATACGCGCTTATGGTGCAACAGATCGCTAACGAATTGAGGTTAAAGTAATGGCGGGCATTCCGAAGATAAAGATTACTTTCGACGCCGACTTCGACGAGTTAAAAAAGGGCGTTAAAGGCGCGCAGAATGAAGTAGAAGGATTCGGATCTAAGGTAGGCGACTTTGCTAAAAAAGCGGGCGCAGCTTTTGCTCTAGCTGGCGCAGCGGCAGCGGCCTACGCTGGAAAGCTTCTGGTCGATGGCGTTAAGTCAGCTATCGCAGACGAAGCAGCTCAGGCTAAACTCGCAACGACTTTAGGCAACGTTACAGGCGCGACAGACGCCCAGATCGCAGCTGTAGAAGAACAGATCACTAAGACGTCACTTCTTACAGGACTTACAGACGATGAACTTCGTCCATCGCTGGATCGACTATTGAGAAGTACGAAATCAGTCGAAGAAGCGCAGAGATTACAAGCTCTGGCGATTGACGTCGCGGCTGGTAGTGGTAAGTCACTCGAAGCAGTTACAAACGCCATGGCTCGGGCCGCCGAGGGCAATACGACGGCACTGGGTAAGTTAGGCGTGGGACTGTCTGCCGCTCAGCTTAAAACTATGTCGATGGAGCAGATCACCGCTTCTCTGGCTAAAACATTTGAGGGCCAAGCTTCTAAGCAAGCCGATACATTTCAGGGCAAGATGGCCCGTCTTACTGTGGCATTTGATGAAGCTAAAGAGACCGTAGGTTCTTACGTTCTAGACGCACTTACTCCGCTTATCTCTGGCTTCGTAGACAAAGGCATTCCAGCGATTCAGAACTTCGCCGCTGGGTTATCGGAGACGCTAGGGCCAGCGTTCTCCGTTATCTTTAGAGTTATCAAAGAGGATCTTCTTCCGATTATTACGTCGTTCTTTAACTTCTTGGCGACCGAGTTCATTCCAGCATTAGGCGCGATCTTTGGGCCAGCTCTGCGGGGCTTGGCTAACGCATTCACGACAATAAAGAACGCGGTAGCTTCTAACTCAGAGGAACTCAATCCGCTGTTAACACTCTTTAAGGCACTCTGGGCATTTACGAAAGATAATTTAGCTCCGATTCTTGGCGGAGCGTTAAAATTAGCATTTGAGGGAATTGCCGCTCTTATCGCTGGTCTTATTACAGCGTTCGGAAAGTTCGTCTCGCTTTTAACTTCTGTTTACAACAGCGCGAAGAAGATTATAGATCTTATTAAAGACAATCCATTCACAGACTTCTTCCAAGGCGATAAAGGTAAGGGCCTTAAAGCTGGCGGGCCTTTACCCGATCCTATGGGTGATGAAGCCGATAATGGTTTAACTGGATTTATTTCGCCAGCTACGGGAGCAGACATCGGAGTCTATTCTCCAGCCATGCAAGCTGCGATTCGTCGCCGCGAAGAATTAAAGGCAGAAACGGCTAGACTTCGAGCAGAGCGCGAAAAGAGAGCAGCCGAACGAGCTGTAAACATTACGGTGAACGGAGCTATAGATCCAATCGCTACAGCTCGACAGATCGCTAACGTCCTTAACACAGAAGCAACTCTTAGCGGAACTTTCAGTAATCTAGGCACTTCTCGACTGGTCGCGATCTAATGCCATGGAGTCCTAACGCCACAGTTACGATCGACGGAGTGGACTTTACGGAAGAGTCTCTCTGGAACGTAACTGTCTCATTCGGGCGGACGACTATCTGGGAGCAAGCCCGCGCGGGTTATGCTTCTATCGACATCTTAAACATCACTAACACGGACTATGGATTCGACATGAATCTGCCAGTAGTTATTAAGGTCGACGATTCTTCGGGAGTTCCAGTAACTCTATTCACTGGGAAGATCTCCAATGTATCGAACAGAGTAGCCGCAGCTGGCCAGAATGGTTTAGCAGCTATCCAAACTATTTCGGCTATTTCGACTTTTGCAGACATGGCCCGTAAAGTTATCGGAGACACAAACTGGCCTAAAGAGTACGACGATGATCGAATGACGCGAATCTTTACAGACGCGGGAGTCACGATCGAAACTGTGGACACTCCGCCAGTTTACGAGTTTACAGCTAGAACGGCCTCTCCAAGCGACGCTTACTCTTTAGCTGCAACTTACGCACAGCAAGCGTTCGGCTACATTTATGAGACTCCGCTGGGAGAGGTCGGGTTCGCTAACGAGTCGCGCCGATTCGTCTCAGCTCGCGATTACGGTTACTTAAACATTTCGACCGATTACATTCTCTACGATAGCGTCCAGAGCCAGAAGACACTCTCGGACATCATGAACTCAATCGTTCTCAGTTATAAGGCCAATGCTCAGAAAACAGCTTCCGACGCTACATCAATTACAAACTATGGAATCGTCGCGGGATCAGTTACGACCGAGCTCGAAACTGGAACAGACGCTCAAACTCAGGCCGACCGTTATGTAACTCTTCGAGCTTATCCTAGAACTTCTTTATCTTCATTCTCGCTCCAACTTGATTCTCCAGACGTAACGAGCGGAGATCTAGACGCTCTTCTGGCTATCTCCATGGACACAGCTATAGAAATCGATAACTTACCCATAGCCATTAAAAACACGACTTACAAAGGGTTCGTAGAAGGCTGGTCTTTCAGCATTAACCGAGTCCAAGTAAATCTAACTTTCGACAGTAGCGACGTGACTTACTCGGTAACGCCGACAAGATGGCAAGACGTGGACGCCGCGCTTACATGGAACGCAGTAGGAGCTACGGTAACATGGGACACATACGACTAACGGATAGGAGACACGATGGCCACTAGTCCTAATTATGGCTGGACAGAGCCAGATAATTCAGGCTATGTAAAGAATGGCGCGCTTGACATGAGAACGCTAGGCAACGACATCGACACGACTGTCTACGAGATCGCAACTTTTAAGCTGCAAGTAATCCACCCTTTCCTAATGATGGGAGCCTAAAATGGCCGTAAGTTACAAAGTTCTTGGACAGTCTGCTCCCAGTGCTACGACGGAGACGACGCTTTACACTGTTCCAGCTGCAACAGAAACAATAGTCTCGACCTTGACGATTACGAATAGATCAGCGACGGACGCAACTTTCCGCGTCTCTGTCTCGGTTAACGGAGCAGCTACAGCTACGAAAGATTACATCGCTTATGATCTAACTTGCGCTGGTAATGGCTTTATTTCATTTACTATCGGAGCGACTATGGACGCAACCGACGTCGTTCGTATTTATGCGTCATCGGCGAATCTATCTTTCAATCTATTCGGAAGTGAGATCGCGTAATGGCATTCGTTAAATTTCCAGAGCCGACACAGAGAGCCGTAGACTTTACATCTTCTGGATCGTGGACGTGTCCCAGCGGTGTTTATGTAGCTGAATTTATGGTGGTTGGCGCAGGTGGCGGCGGTGGCGGGACAGACAACTCAGTCAATACTCGCGGCGCGGGTGGCGGCGGCGGTGGCGGCGGTGCTGTTAAGGTCGTAAATCTTCCTGTAACGCCTAATAGTGTTTACACCATCACTATAGGAGCTAAAGGAACTGGTGGCGCGATTGGTGCAGCTGGCAGTAACGGCGGATTTAGTGAAGTTCTATTATCTGGAACTAGCCTTATTAAATCTTATGGTGGTTCGGGTGGCTCGGGAGTTAGTAACACCGATCTAGCTGTTTTGCCTACAAGTACAAGAACGATGGCGGGCGGTGGCGGATTAGCTGGATCAGCAACTTCGGCAACAGCTCGCGGCGGCGGTGGCGGCGGTGCTTTACCGACAAGTTATTACACGGCGTCAATGGGATTAAATTCATCTCTCGCACTTAGCGAAGGGTCGCCAGGTTTTCAGCAAGCTGGCGCTAGTACAACTTTCGGCACAGGTGGATTCATGGGTTACGGCGCAGGCGGTGGCGGCGGTTCTGGCGTT